GCCGAATGGCTGGAATTGAGCCTTGTGCCAATTCCTGCTTTTGCAGGTGCAGTCATTGAAAAAGTGTTAGCATCAGCACAAGAACCCGACACAGAACCCACACCAACCGAAGTCGAGGAGACAGAAACCGTGGACGCAGTACAGCCCGAAGCAGTCGTAGAGGCCGCTACACCAACCGCACCAATTCCCGCACAGCCAAAGCGCAAGTTTGCACTTCCCACACCGGGCGAGTACATGGCCGCTATGCACATTGGCGGCACAACTTTCGCAAACGTAAACGCAGCAGTGCGTGACTTCGTTGCGTCAAAGCAGACAGCACTCCAAGCAGCTGCAGGTGACGTACTCACCACAGACACACCCGGTCTTTTGCCTGTGCCAGTTCTTGGCCCAGTGTTTGACGATCTCAACTACATCCGCCCAGTAGTCGCAGCAGTTGGCGCTCGCGCCATGCCAGACGGTGGACAATCCAAGACTTGGATACGCCCAACATGGACAACTCACACAAGCGTTGGTGCACAGTCACCAGAACTTAGCGGCGTATCTGCAACCACTCCAGTGATTGCTAGCAACGTAGTCACCAAGACCACATTAGCTGGACAAGTAACCTTGTCAGTACAAGATGTCGATTTCACTTCACCGGCGGCGCTCGAAATTATCCTCAGAGACCTCGCAGGGCAATACATGCTTCAGTCGGACGCTGTGGCTTGTAACGCAATTACCGCAGGCGGAACTGCATCAGGTTCTACTTGGACAGTGACCGCAAACGACCCAAGCACACTTATCGCAGCGATTTACGATGCCGCTACCGACATTTTGCAGGCCACTAACTTCCTGCCTGACCATCTTTTCGTCAGCACCGACGTTTGGAAAAAATTGGGCAGTCAACTCGACGCAGATGACAGACCAGTTTTCCCCTACACTGCGGCAGCTGGTCTCATGGGCGTAAACGCAATGGGCACAGCAAACGTGACACAAATGAACACGTTTAACCCATTCGGTCTTAACCTTGTGGTAGATCGTGCATTCGCTGCTAACACCATGACCGTAGCCCGTGGCTCTGCTATTGAGTTTTACGAGCAAGTGCGTGGCATTATGAGTGTGGAAGTTCCAAGCACACTGGGTCGCACATTCTCCTACTACGGATACGTCTCAACCTTCATTGCAGACGGCGACCAAGTTAAAGAAATCGCAATCGCCTAATTCCGAAAGGCGGGTACCGTCATGGCGGTATTTAACATTACCTCGCGTATGCGTTTGGATGACTACTCAGTTGTCCAGACGCTTACGAACACCGACATAAGCCCCGGTCAAAGCATTACAATTGCTGGGCTAGGTGACGGTTTTGACGGCACTTTTCTAGTGTTGGCTTGCCCACAGTACGAGTACGTTGGTACCGAAACTGACGGCTCGCTTATCTTTGATGAGACAGTGCCACGGCCCAACCAAGTGTTGTTTTATGACGCTGGCACAGATTTTGAGTATGACGCAGAGGTGCTAGGCACGCTCACATGGACATTGACGTGCACATGGATTACCAACACGCAGATATCTAACTATCTAGACATTCCTTTGACTAGCACCAATGCAGCGGCCTTGCTCGTGCAGTGCGCCGCAGCTGCTAACGCTTTTGCGTATCGTAGGCGTTACGAGGCTGGTTACCTGCAGGACAGTCTTACGACTAGCCCCGGCGGGGACGTGACGCTGGGGACGATTATGATTGGCGCTGCGTACTTCCGACAGCAAGGCTCTTACACGGCGTTGGCATCGTTTGACGGTATGGGTAGCCCACCTGCTAACGGCATTACACCTATGGTGTTGCAACTATTGGGCATTAACCGCCCTCAGGTTGCCTAATGGCCTTACCATACAACGACCTCTTTAACGAGGCTTTAGACGACCTCTCAGCCACGCTCAAGACCATTACAGGGCTACCCGTGGCGATAGACCCCCGCCAGATAACTACGTCTTGCGTGTTCATTGACGCACCTAGTTTTGATGCGTGGAACTACAACATCGTCCGTATGGATTTCCCGGTAAAGATAATCGGTTCGGGCCCCGGCAACCTTGACGCGTTGCGCGATTTGTTGCAGATTGCGTCCAAGCTGCTTGCCAAGAATGTCGCCGTAAAGTCGGGTAACCCTACGGCGGTGTCTATCGGTGGCGCAGACTATCCTGCTTATGACATTGTTATTTCTGTCCAAGCCCAAACCGCGTAAGGAAACCATGTTCAAGATTGTTAGCCCCCGTGTTGGAACCCCCGGCGATGAGTTTGTGCCCGTGGCTGGCGTAAACCTAGACGCGCTTATCGCTGGCGGTTTTATTATTGAAGTCGGAAAACCCAAAACAGCAAAACCTAAAGGTGATAACATCACCAGAGACAAGGAGTCGGAAAAATGACAACCACATACCTCTCAAACCCAGTAGTAACCGTTAACAGCGTGGTACTTACTGACCAGTGCACCGCCGCCACTGTCACACACCGTTTTGACCAGTTGGAAGCCACCGCGTTTGGTGATACAGATCGCAAGTACGTTAAGGGCTTAGGTAACCACGAAATAACTTTGTCGCTTTACATGTCTTACGCATCGTCCGAAACTTACGCCACATTAAGCAGCTTGGTTGGCACAACCACCACGTTGCGCGTACAGCCAACATCGGGCGCAGACTCGGCAACGAACCCCGGATTTATTCTCACTGGTGCGTTCCTCGCAGAACTTCCAGTAATTAACGCCACTATGGGCGAACTTTCTACCGTAGACGTTACTTTCACTGGTGGCGTGTACACCGTAGACACAACCGCACCGTAAACCGCTCATACTCTGAGCCCGACTAAGGAGACAACATGAAACTAACCCTTGCAGTAGACCTAGGGGACGGCCCCGTACAGGTGGCAACTAACCTTTATGTCATTGTGCAGTACGAGCGCAAGTACAAGCGCAAAGCATCCGAAATGGCATCCAGTATTGGCTATGAGGATTTACTATTTCTTGCGTACGAGTCCTGCAAGGTTCACGGCGTCACAGTGCCCGTAGTCTTTGACGACTTCATTAAACGCGCCGTGTCCATTGAGGTAGTGGAACAAGAGGCAGACGAAAACCCTACCCAAGGGCCACTTACCGATACGCATTAGCAGCTCTGCTACTTCGCACAGGGTATTGGCCCAATGGGATAGACTTCGACATTAAAGACCTGCATACGGTTGATGCCATAGTCAAGGAACAAAACAAAAATGCCCGTTAGCGCAAAAGTAGAGATTGTCGGCGCTAAGGATGCTATTCGTTCGCTTAACAAGATTGAGCCGGGTTTGCGTAAAGAGTTTGGCAAAGAGGCGACCCGTATTGCACAGCCTGCCATTGTTGAGGCACAAGGCACATATCAGCGCATCGGTATGCCGTTGTCGGGCATGTCCCGCAACTGGACAGCGGGCAACCGCAAGATTTTCCCGTATGACGTGGCTAAAGCGGTTCGTGGCGTAAAGGTCAAACTGCAAGGCGACCGCCGTGTGACCTCAGTGATTCTTTTAGAACAGCGTGATGTTGCGACAGCCGTGTGGGAAACCGCAGGACGCGCAACCCCAAACCGTTTAGGCGATCAGTTAGGGCAGTTGTCACCGGGGCGTTCTCGTGTACTTGGGCCGTCACTGTTTCGCAAGCGTGCCGAGGTGCAGGGTGAAATGGAACAGGCAATGCTTAACGTGGTGCGCCGTGTAGAAAAGGAACTTAAATAATGGCTTTATCTATTCCAATCATTTCCGAGTTTGACGGTAAAGGTTTTGACAAGTTTAAGCGCGAACTAGATCAGGCAGAAACAAACAGCAAAAAGGCTGGCATCGTAATGAAAAAGGCTTTTGTGCCTGCTTCTATTGCTATTGCTGGACTTGCTACTGGTTTGTTTGATGCCGTAAAAGGCGCTATTGAAGATGAAGCTGCTTCAGACAAACTTGCCAACACCCTTAAACGAGTTTCTGGGGCTACCGAAGATTCCATAAAAAAGGCAGAAGATTGGATTACCCAACAGGGTAAAACTCTTGGATTTTCAGATGACGAACTACGCCCCGCATTAGGCCGTTTAGCAACCGCCACTGGCGATGTTACTAAAGCACAAGACATTCTCAGAGATGCAATGGACATTGCTACTCAAAAAGGTGTTCCTCTTGAAACAGTAGTAAAAAGCCTAGAAAAAGCCTACGGCGGGAACATGACTGCCCTGCAAAAACTGTTTCCCGAATATCGCGACATGATTAAAGCGGGAGCAACTTTTGAGGAAGTTATGGCTGAGGTGGCTAAAACCACTGGCGGGGCAGCTGCGGATGCTGCGAACACTGCGCAGGGAAAGTTTGAGCGTTTAGGGATTGCTCTTGGCGAGACTAAAGAATCTATTGGTGCTGCACTTTTGCCAGCAGTAGAAGCAGTTTTGCCATTCTTGCAAACCTTTGCACAATGGGCACAAGATAATCCAAACACTTTTCTTGCCATTGCTGGTGCTGTTGCCGCTATTGCTGGGGCCATTGTTGCTGTCAACATTGCTATGGCTCTTAACCCTTTTGCCCTTATTGCTGGCGCAGTTGTTGGCCTTGCCGCTTTGCTTGTTATTGCATATAAAAAGTTTGAGCCGTTCCGCACCATTGTTGATGACATTTTTGGTCGGATGAAATGGTGGATAAATAATGTGACTATTCCCGCAGTGCAAACATTGCTTACTGTGTTTAAGTCAGTTTTTAATGGTATTGCAAGCGCGTGGAACAACACCGTTGGCAAAGTTAAGTTTACTGTTCCCGGCTGGGTTCCCGGTATTGGCGGTAAAGGCTTCGACATGCCAGACATCCCGATGTTGGCTAATGGTGGCATCGTGACAGGGCCTACCTTGGCGATGATTGGCGAGGCTGGCCCAGAGGCCGTTATCCCGTTAGATCGCATGGGTTCTATGGGCGGCAACAACGTGACTATCAACGTGCAGGGCGCAGACCCTAACGCCGTGGTAGACGCACTACGCACCTACATGTTCCGTAACGGTTCCGTACCCATTCGAGTGTCGTAATGGCTGACGTTGTTTTTAAGGCGTACTGGTATCCCGCTAGCGGTACTTTTTTTGACGGGCAGTATTTAGACGACTTGCAGACGGTGAACATCACCACAGGCCGTAAAAACGTACAAGACCCATATAAGGCTGGCACTGCAAACATTGAGGGCAGAAACCCCGCAGACTTACCTGTCATTGAGGTAGGAGATTTTTTACGGATTGAGGCGTACCCGCCAGACGAATCTGTGCAGTATTTTATGTTTCAGGGGCGTATTGCCGATGTGCAGATACAGTACGGTTTCGTTCCTGCACTTGATCGCTACACAATTTTTGCTGAAGATGCGCTGGCTAACGCTGGCAGGTTAAATGTTAATGGTTCTTGGGTAGCAGGGATTACTACAGCCGAAGCAGCCGATGACATCCTTGCTGGCACTGGTGTCCCAATTACTTTTCCAACTCCGTTAAAAGCTGGCGCAAGCAAAGTGTCCGCGCAGACCTTGACTAACGCCAATTTGCTGACGGTGTTAAACGAGTTAATCGCTACGGAGCAGGGCAGCATTACGGGCGGTGCAAGTGACTCGATTATTTGGCAGGGCCGTCAAGAGTTTACGGTGTCTAATCCTTCTGCTTTGTTTACAGATGACCCCCAAGAGGTCAGTGTCACACCACAAATTGCTTATGATGTGCTGAACTTTGCGAGCCTTGCCGACAACGTTGCTGCGAAGGTCATTGTGACCCCAGAAGGTTTAGCACCTCAAACCTTTGGTAGTGGTACTAAGTCGTTTGAGATGAAGTCCTACGATCAGACAACTTCGCAGGCTGGCGACCTTGCGGCGTATGTGCAAAGCACCTTAACGCAAGCGACTGATGTGCCTTACTCAATTAGTTCTCGTACTTCGTTGCAGTCTGATTTGTTTTTAATTGCTTTGGCGTCCACTGGTGCGCAGGAGCGAAACTTTGTTGAGGTTGAGTTGCGGGGAACTATTTATAATTGCATTATTAACGGCGCTACTGTGTCCTCTGATCCGCAGGATACGCGTGTGCAGCTGTATTTGTTTGCTGCTGATTTGTCGGCGTTTTTTGTTTTGGACGATGATTTTTATGGTGTTTTACAAGATGATGGCCCACCGGCCTTTAATAACAAGTTAGGATTTTAGTTATGCCAGTTCCAGATTTTTCGCCGGGTGAGGTTTTGACCGCTGCCGCTATGGACTCGATAGG